ACTTAAAAGCTAGTGCTAAAGCTAAATTAATATCTGGCGAAGCACTTACAGAAGACGAAGCTAATACAATAGTCTTATAATAAAATGGCTAAGAAGAAAGTTCTAACACCTAAAGAGTTTAGCGAAGTCGCTACTGGGGTTAGACTTTCAAGCCATGAGAAACTTTGTGCTGAAAGAATGAATAACATTCTTAAAAGCATAGAAGAAATGAGAAAAGAAATTAAGTCGTTAAGACAAGATGTTTCTATGGGTAAGGGTGGACTTAAAGTTATCTTAGCTATTGGAACATTAATTGTTGGAGTTATAGGGTTTTTTCAATTTAAGTGAAATATTTATTAGTGTTGTATATGTGCAGTATGACAACTGGACAATGCCCCTCTAGTCAAATTGCAGGATACCAATTTAATACACATTATGATTGTGTAAATAGTGGTTATGCTATTGCACAACAAACTTTTAGAAATCTAAAACAATTACCTGAGTGGGATATTCCTGATTTTGAAAAACAAAAAATAGTAATTAAATTTGATTGTAAAGAAGTAGGAAAAGAAACTTAATGAATATCAATGAGAGATGTAAAATTATTAGAAAGTTTCAAAAAGAGAATTGAAAAAGAACTAAAAGAAAAAAACGTATTTAAGCATTTAAGAAAAGAAGTGGACATTAATGGTAATGGTACAAGAGGGTATCTTATCAAAGCAGGTATCAACAAAGGTAAATATATCAAATGAAAATTAGTGAAAATACATCAGTAGCAATGCCAGTTAAAAATATGATTGGTATTATTATAGGTGTTGCAATGGGTATATTTGCTTACACAGAGATAACTGCAAGACTTACTTCACTTGAAACATCAAGAGAATTGATGAACGCAGATTTATTAAAGAAGTCTGAACAAACAACAACTGACAGTGAACAGTTTATGTTGTTAGAAGAATTATATAAAACTGTAGAAAAATTACAAAATACACAAGAACAAAATATGACTAATAAAGTCAATATTGAGTTCACACAGAAGCAATTAGAAAAGGCTTTACAAGATATAGAAATATTAAAAGACAAGGTTAGACAGAATGGAAAATCTTACTGAGATAGTTATTGCATTATTAATGATTGTTAATGGTGAAATAAAAGAACATAGAATACAAGACAGTATGTCAGAATGTCTAAAAGGTAAAAGAATTGCTATGAGAGAAACTAAGTCTCATATTGAGTACCAATGTATAAAATCTATGGCAGAAACAGAAATTTACATGGGTGCAAAATCTATTAAAAAATTAATATTAGAATAGTATGTCTATAGAGTATAGAGGAGAAACTTTCTCTGGTTATAATAAACCTAAAAGAGACAGAACTAAAAGTAAAAAATTTTCTGTATTAGCTAAAGTTGGTGAGAGTGTAAAACTAATTAGATATGGTGATGCTAATATGACTATTAAAAAATCTAATCCTAAAAATAGAAAGAGTTTTAGAGCAAGACACAAATGCGATACAGCTAAAGACAAACTATCTGCGAGATATTGGAGTTGTAAAAAATGGTAAATTCTCATAAAGATTTTGTTGAAAAATTACAAGACCCAACTTACGAAAACGAAAGTAAAATTAATAGACAAACAGTTGATGGTTTAAAAAACGACATTGATAGATTAGATGAAGAAGTTTCTAATTTAAAAATGATAAATTCAGAACATAAAAAATTAAATGGTCAACTAAGAAAACAAATAGAAAAATTAGAAAAAGAACTTAAAGATAAAAGTGAAGCATCTTTAATGAAATATCACACACCATGATTGATAAATTTTTATATGCGTTCTTTGGATATTTAGATAATACAATAGCAAAGATAGAAGCATTAGTTATAACAAAAAAGAAAAAGAAAAATGTCAAAAGATAAATTATTAGAACTACATTCAATACTAGCAGAACAGCTACTAAAGAAAGTAAAAGAAGAAGATGTAAAAGCTAGTGACCTTAATGTTGCTAGACAGTTTCTAAAAGATAATGGTATTGATGGATTACCTACAAATGATAATCCATTAGGTGAATTAGTAAATGAACTACCATTTGCAGAAAAGAAACTAGTTAAAAATAACTAATAAAAGCAAGGGTTTATGCACGAAAAACTGAATGATTTCAGGAATTTTCTTTACCTCGCATGGAAGCATTTAAGACTTCCTGCACCCAGTACAATGCAATATTCTATCGCAGACTATATTGCTAATGGAGATAAACGTACAATTATAAGTGCGTTTAGAGGAGTAGGTAAAAGTTGGATTACTTCAACTTATGTCTTATGGAGATTACTTCTTGACCCACAAATAAATATATTGGTTGTCTCTGCTTCTAAAAATAGAGCAGATGATTTTAGTACGTTTTGTTTAAGACTGCTATCGGAGATGCCTATACTTCTCCATCTAAAACCAAAAGGTGACCAACGACAATCTAAGATTAGTTTTGATGTTGCACCTGCGTTAGCATCACATCAACCTTCAGTTAAATCTTTAGGTATAACTTCACAGCTAACTGGTAGTAGAGCAGACTTAATTATTGCAGACGATATTGAAACTTCAGGTAATACTCAGACACAGTTTATGAGAGATAAACTTGGAGAAGCAATCAAAGAGTTTGAAGCAATAGTTAAACCAGAAGGTTCTAGAACTATATTTCTAGGTACACCACAAACAGAACAAAGTATTTATAACAAGCTACAAGAAAGAGGATATAAGATTAGATATTGGACTGCTAGATACCCTAGTGAGAAACAATTAAAATCTTATGGTTCTAGTCTTGCACCTGTTATTGCAAACACTTGGGAACATGACCTTATAGGTAAGGCTACTGACCCACAAAGATTTGATGAAAAAGATTTATTAGAAAGAGAAGCAAGTTATGGTCGTATAGGCTTTAACATGCAGTTCCAACTAGATACAACTTTAAGTGATTTAGATAGATACCCACTTAAACTAAAAGACTTAATAGTTCTTAATTTAAACCCCACTACTGCCCCTGAGAAGGTCGTATGGGCTAGTTCACCAGAATTACAATGGAATGACCTACCTAATGTGGGTTTGCAAGGAGATGCTTATTTCAGACCCATGCAGACACAAGGAGACTGGATAGACTACACTGGTTGTGTAATGTCTATTGACCCTTCAGGTAAAGGTAAAGATGAGACAGCTTATTGTGTGACTAAGATATTAAATGGTAATATTTATGTAGTTGCAACAGGTGGTTTCAACTCTGGTTATTCTGAACATGTTTTAAATAAACTTGTAGGTATCGCAAAGAAGCATGAAGTTAAAAAGATATTGATTGAAGAAAACTTTGGTCAAGGTATGTTTGAAGCCTTACTAAAACCATACCTTACAAAAGAGTACCCTTGTACGACAGAGATGGTCAGACAGACTTCTAATAAACATAGAAGGATACTAGACACTCTAGAACCTCTATTTGCACAGCATAGAATTGTCTTTGATGCTAATGCTATTAGAGAGGATTATGAGGGTACTAATAGCCTATATCCACCAGAACAGGCTTTAAGATACCAACTAATGTATCAAATAAGTAGATTACAAAAAGGGGCTAATACGTTATCGCAAGATGACAGAATAGATGCCTTACAGATGGCTTGTTATTACTGGATATTGCAATTATCTAAAGACCAAGACATGTCCATAAAGACTAGAAAAGAAGAACTATTTAACCAAGAATTAGAGCAATTCTTTGGGAGAAGTAATAAAGACAATACATGGATAAAGATATAAGACATATCTAAGTGCCACTATTAGATAAATAGAACTATTAGATAACTATTAGTTTTATAATAAGATTAATCAGGTTCAAGTATGTAATATAGAAACTGATAATGAGTATAGTGGACTAATAGAGATAACTAAATAACATGAACTATGATAAACCTATATATCTTAAAGCCTTATGTAAGACTAAAGGTGACAAGAAGGTAGCTAAAGAAATAGCTGATGGTATCAAGTATTTAAACAAGAAGGGTGGACTAGATTTCACCTATAAGGCAGACAAGAAGCCTTTAAATCCAGTAGAAGACCAGATAGAGGGCAAGAAGTTTATCTTAGAGTTTGCACAGGAGTTTCTAGAGTATTGTGTTGATTATTCACTTACTGATAAAATAGAGGGTGTTTTAGGTTCACAGAAATAATTTGGTATAAAAATGTGAGAACCTCACGTATGTACCCTCAAAAATAAATTCCCCCTATACGTGTGTGACATAAATATCACAGGTGGGTGGGTGTATCTATAATAATGCAACGTCTGTTGCACAAAATATAATATTAATATTGCTTAACAATAATAAACAATGGTTATTGCAACCAGTGACCACTAAAAATCTATGTATTTCTATACTTTAGAATTATTCTAAGTTATTTTTTGAATTTTTTTATTTGGTTCTATCTCTCTCATTATCTGTTTCATAACTATTGACACTGGTTGCAGTGATGTGCTACTCTAGTGCATATATAAAAATAACTAACTAGAGGTAGATAGATGTTAAAATGTAATAGATGTAAATTTCCAACTAATATTTGTGAATGTGAATGGGTGGAAGTAAAAGAGCAGGGCAGTGCTGAAATAAACTTAAAATTATCTAAAGGTATTATTTCAGTTAATCATAGTGAAGGTGGTATGGAATTAGCTTCATGGGTTTCAGGTGGTAATGATTGGAATGTTATTTGGTCTTTAATAGATAAACTAGTTAAAAAGAATAAAGGCTTTAGATATAATGGAAAACCAGTAATTACTAAAATGGAATTGCAGGGTAAAAACTTATTAAAAAATTAAACAAAATTAAAGCCTTCTAAAAATCAAACTTTTAGAGGGCTTTTTTTGTATCTATAGGGCAATGATAGTTATGATAGTAAGTGCGACCTTATAGCACATATATTATATATGCAATAGTGTTTAACACTAGTGAATATATAAACAACTAACTAGAGGTAGATAGTATGAAACTAAAAGCAAATGAAATAGTAAAAAAAGTCACTGACCATTTAATTAAACAAATGCAAAGTGATGATGGTGGCAAATGGTTAAAAGGTTGGACTAATAAAAGTTTCCAAAATCTAGATGGACACAAATATAGTGGTATGAACTTATTTTGGTTATCTATGATTGATGGTGGTTTTTTAGGTGGTGAACCTAAAGAACGTAAAATATATGGTACTTACTTACAGTGGAAGTCTAAAGGTCTACAAGTTAAGAAGGGTGCTAAGTCAATCCAACTATTAAAACCAATTATTGGTTCTAAAGAAGTTGAAGTTGATACACCTAATGGAACTGAGACAGCTACAAAGCACTATAAGTTTTTTTCAACTTTTAATGCTTTTAATATTACTGACGTTGATGGTGATATTTCAAAATGGGATAATGTAGATAATCCAACTAATAAAAGTGAAGTTGAAGTAAGTGAAGTTGCTGAAACTTTTATTAATAATACTGGTGCAAATATAAAACACGTTGAAGGTGGTAATGCTTATTATGTACCATCACAGGATTTTATATTCATGCCTAATAAAAGTGACTTTATAAAAACTGCTAATGCAACTGCAACTGATGGATATTATGGCACGTTATTGCATGAACTTACTCACTGGACTGGTGCATCAAATAGATGCAATAGAAAACTTGATGGTTGGAAGGGTTCATCTAGTTATGCGTTTGAAGAATTAGTTGCTGAGATGGGTAGTGCGTTCTTATGCAATCAATTAGGTATAAGTGCTACACCACGTGTAGACCATGCTAAATATTTAAAATCATGGGTGCAGTGCTTAAAAGATAAACCAACTGCATTAATGAACGCAAGTGGCTTAGCTAATAAATCACTGTTGTATCTTAATGGGTTGCAATCAACTGAGATTAAAAAAGTAGCTTAATAAATAATAATAATAAACACTTAAAACCCTGCCATATTTTTGGTGGGGTTTTTTGTATTTTTATAAAAAAATAATGATAGTACATTGTCACCTTGATTGATGATGATAGTACATTGTCGCTTTAATTTTATAGAAGGTGGGTGTACTTACATTGTGACTTACATTGTCACTGTAGTTTATTTTTGATGTTTGTGTTCGTCACCACACCCATTGTGAAACTTTTCTTCTAACTTATGAATGTTATTTTGATACGAAGTTTCTTCATAGTTTTCCATAAGTGAATAAGGAATAAGACATATAAACTTAGACCAACTTATATTGTTATCTTTAGGTATCTCAGTAATTACTTTACGAGTTTCAGGGTGTACTATTATAAAAGAATTATCTACTTTAAGAACCATACCAAAAATGGGTTCATCATTGTCAGGATATGCCATTACAAGCCTATTGACAGCAGTATTATTAATAGCTTTGTTATCATTTTCTAAATTTTTACCAGAAAATATAAAAACAAAACCTGAATATGCTGAAGCAGAAGTATTCAAATAACCAAATACAGGTGACCATTCTTTTATAAATGGTGCAGGAACAGGTACAGTTTTAGGTTGACTAGGATTTAAAAGACGTACTTTAGTATTGCCTATAATTTGACCTAATATTGGTAATTGCTCTAAATAATTAGATTGTGATAAAGATTTTAATTGGTTGTTAAATGCTTTTTTAATTTTGTAGTAATTATCTAAAGTAATATTTTGAGAATTACTGGCACGATATAATACATTCTTATCTATACCTGCATTATTAATAATAGTTTCTCTACCATGCTCTTTGATAAGGGTATTAATATAATCAGAAAATTCTTTTAAAGACGTAGGTGATGTACTCATAAAATCAGCTATAGTCTTTTCGTTTATCATAATATCTACCTATAAAAAGTATTATATTAAATTAAATTTTATATCAACAATTAATTTTATATAAGGGTTGATTTCTTATTTATAAAGTGCATAGTTATTTTAACTGATTTGCGAGTGATTTGTCTCATATATCAGAAACATTAACTGTAAGGAGTGATATGTTTAATAAAACAAAACAAGAAGTACAGGTACTTAAATCGCAAGTAGCTGACCTAACGACCCAAGTGAATAGGCTAACATTAGCTATTCAAAATATACACAAAAGAAAACAAGCAGAAAAGAAGGTAAATGATAGTAGATTGACACCTACAGCAGAGGAACTAGCCACTAAACATGAGTTAGATTTTCTTAGAAGGAGAACAGGATAATGCAATTAAATCTATTTAAACCTGCTGACATTTTACCAGATAATTTAAGGAGAGTTGTAGAAAAAGTGAGGAAAGACCTTAAAAAACCTACAGCACAAATTATTTATCTTCCATATATAAAGAGACAGCTTTTTAGCTGTTCTAACGTAGGGAAACAACATGGCAACAATAAGCATAGTTGAAGGTGAACTACCAATACTTGAACAAGCAACTTCACCCAAAATGTTTAATCATTTGGGCAAAGCCTTAGTTTCAGCAGAGAAAACATTTGCTGAGAACAAGACTAAAGTTGACGATTTCAGTATTGTTGTAGTCACTGAGACCATTGAAGATTTAATTTGCTAGGGTTATACAACTTTTTACCCAAGCATATAATTTAATTTACAATGTTCTATAGCTGTTCTATTGATATATCAACATGATGTGTCATATATAACACAGGCACAAAATCTAGGTAGGATTGAATTGCACATTATTTCATTATCTATTTTTTTGAAGTGTCCAACAGCAGTAATTAACACTTGTGCAAGTAAGGATAATATGCAGAATGATTAAGATAAGTAATAAAATAATAATGGTAGTAGCAATGGTAGTATGTAAGGTAGTTCATAAAGTCAGATGTCGGTCTTTTTTAAGACGTGTTGAAGACTTCAGTTATGAAGTTAAGACTTTAAAAAATACAAAAAAATTACCTTTTATAAAAAAACAAATCATTGTCAGTAATGACTGGGAGAAGTCTACAGCATTAAAGATAGGTGGTGTGTGTATCAAATATAGTTTTGATAAACTCATTAAATATCTTGATGTCAGAGACGTAGAAATTACTGAACCTGAGTTTAAAACAAATGTTGCAATAGCACTAGCTAAGACAACAGTTGATACTCATTCCTCTACTAACATTATACAACTAGAAAGTAGAGAGAGGGGCAATGAAAGAGCAATACAAAAAAGCAGTCTTTAGTTTAAGTTTTACACAACACTTCTTGAATTACATTAAGAAGGTAGAGCAGAGACAAGGCAAGACACTACACACAAATGGAGTACCACTTCATTATGTTGCAGTGCTACAGATAATATTAATCTTAAAAGATAACGAGATGTCTACTGAAAGTATCTCATATCATTTTAATAATATCTTAGGCAGAGGTATCAATCAGTCTTCACTAAGTAGAACACTGACATACTTACATGAGACACTAAGTTTAATTAAATATACAGACAACCCTTTTGCAGAAGACAAAAGATTTACGTATGTTGAATTAACTGGTGAAGGTAAAAAACTACAGAAGTTCTTTTTAGGTTCAACGCAGGAAGCTATTCCAACTGTCTTCAGTAGTAATAAATTAATGACTGCGAGTTAGGAGTAATATGAGTAGTAGAGAAGCTATATTAAAACTACATTCAGGTATTTATTTAAGAGGTGAAACCCTTGCAGTACATACTAGAAAAAAGATGATAGTTGATGGCGAGAAAGTAAAGGATAGTGAGTATGATACTATTCTAATTAAAGACACTAGTGATACATCTTTTAAGAAGGCACTAGCAGAAGCAATCAAGCTAAAAGAAAAACATAACGAAGCACTTGTACCTGCAAATTATCACAGCAGAAAAAATGGTAAGAAGACAATTAGTAAAGGTACATTGTCACAATGTTTGCAGATGACGTTTGATAAGCAATGGGAGAGTGGTAAAAATGTAGCTAACATTAAAATCTACATGAGAGATATATTAAATTATTTCTCACCAGACATTACATTGGAAGACATGCAGACACCAGAACACTACAATGGTTTTGTAAAGTTCATGCAGAAGACTATTGAAGAACGACCAAGTAATAATCTGTCAACATATAATACAAGAAGTACGAACCATAGATTGTCAGTGTTAAGAGAA